TCGTTATATGAATATTTATTATTGTGAATTTCTTTTACTTTAACAAAATAATCTTTTGCATTATAAACATTTCTTGAACATTTACTACAACCATTACTTTTTAAAAATACATTATAATTTTTTTGAAATGTGCCATGAACTTTACAAGTTATTTTTATTTTTTTCAAATCATTAAATGAATCTTTATGATATTCATAATTTGGATGAACTTTATTTAATTCATTTAAACAATTTTTATATTTATCATTAAGATCACATTCTTTACAAGCAGAACCTTTTAAATGTTGTCTTGCCATAACTTTAAATATTCCATGTATTTTACATTCAACATTTATTTTTAAATCTCTATTTATATAATCATTAAAATATTTATATTTGTCGCCATGAACTGCTTTTGCTTTATTAAAAAAATCCATAACCCATACTATATCATGTAATAACTCTAACTCGATTTGTTTCAAAGATACCTGAATAAAAAATATTTTCTGTACAAGTTGTTACGATAGCATTAAATTCATCATATACATTCCATATGATTTGATTAACTGTTTTATTTGGATTATAAAATATCGTTTTATCATATATCTTGTTTGTTTTAGCTATAGATGTATACCAAGTAATCACCTCAGGAAATGGTGTGCCAGAAACATTTATAATTTCCTTATAAGCACCCGAAGCATACCCTTCAAAGGGTCCATTTATAGATAAATGTATTAATTTCCTAATAGAATCATGATCAATGTAAGATGGAGAACCATCTACAATCGATAAAAAGTATCCATCTGCACTAGGCAGTAAAGCTTCCCATTGTGTGCTATTTAAAAAAGGAATAGCACCTGGAGCTTGACTTAATAAATGAAAATTAACAACATTTGGATTTGGAAAATACCCATCCAAATCCCCACCCGCCGGTCCTGTTACAGTACCAACTTCCAATGGAAACCAATAAACATTAGAATCATCTCTGCGGTAAATTGTATTTGTATCTGTTCTCCAAATAACTTCACCTGGATATGTGGATACTGGAAATGAACTTAAAGCTGGCAAAGATAATACACCACCATGTGCTCTATCAAATGAATAAGCACCTGTGATTGTTTTATCCGAAGAATCATTTATATTTACTTGAACTATAGCTACTGCGCTCATACTATCCTCATAAATGTCATATAATTCTTATGTATTCAACATTATTAATATAGTTCCTATCATAAACAATATTTATTGTCAATAAAGATATTACAGATCCTATACTATTATAGCATATTGAATTTACTTTTGTTATTTTATTTAGTGTGTAGAAAATTTCATATTCTTGATTTTTTTGCGCTAATGTATTATCCTTATATATTGTGTAATTTATTGGTTTTTGTACAGTATACCCATCATAAGTAATTACACCATAACCATCAATAACATAATCATGCGCTAATGTATTTAATCTTTCATGACTATTTACAGAAAGACCAGTTGCATTTTGTGCTAAATAATCTAAAGCTGATTGAACATTATTCGCTGGTATTAAAGAAGATGAATTGTCATAACCAATTATAGATGCACCAGATCTATAAATAAAATGACAATATCCATCTAAAGAATCTGATATTGGCTCATATACATTAAATGTACTATCTGATAATATTTGTTTGATGGTTACGTAACCATCAATTGTACTTGTTTTCAAATAAACTCTATCAAAAACATCCGGTTTTAATTCATCGAATAATAAGTTAAAACCAGAAACAGATAATATCCCGGATGTAATAGAAGATAATGTAATATTAGATACAAAAGAGTAATAACCATCAGAAGAAATTTCTTTCTTATATGGTATATCAGATCTTTTAATATCAATATTACGTAAAGTCATTCTTTAGCCCAAGCATCCACTCTTACAATAGAGTTACTTCCAGATTTTAATCTAAACCAAATTTTATTGCATGTTCTATTGTCAAATAATAAAGCACTAACAGTAGCTGGATTTAATTCTCCATGAACAGTAAATCCATTAAATGAATATTCTAACACACCAGTACCTTCATTATATAATGAAAATGATTTAACAGGAAAAGTAATTAGAAAATCAGGATAATAACCATCTACTACCGACCCAAATGTTGCGCTGGATATTAGTTTTTTACCAAAAAAATTATAATCTCTTCCTAATGATATTCTATGATCTGTAGCCATAATACTCCTAAAATTATTATCAAATTAATGCGATTACATGTATATTATATATGTAATTACATCACCTTTTGTAAGTGACTGATAAAATTTAACATGTGTTGAATCTATTTCCATATAAGAAGCAGAATCTTCAATTGCACCTGGTTGTTTTAATAATCCTCTAACAAATATTTGCATATTTTGACCACTTGCAGATGGTGTGTAACTATTACCACCAGGCAGCACTCTTGTTGTATTTGCTGCAACATCCGTTGCTACAATTTCATTTACACGCAATCCTGTAGATGACCCACCAGAATCATTGCTTAATGCTTGCAAGCTTTGTGTGATACTTTGACCAGATGTTAGTATTCCACCTGAATAATTTCTATTTCCTATTTCAGCATTTATTAAATTAACAATATCTACAACAGAAGGTGTTGCCGATAAACCACTGAAAATAAAATTCGTTGTTTTATTTGTTAAGCTACTATACAAATCCAAACTGTTGGTAGCTCCTATTAAATTGTAAATATCTGTTAAATTTACGCTTTGCGGTCGGCTATTTCTAAAAGAGTTCTCATCAATTACATCCAATCTTTCTCTAAATGGATAATAAAATTTAATAGAAGATGGTTGGTCACTATTCCAAGTATAAGGAACTCCATGATCAATGGTATCTCCAATCGCTATTTTAAAAAAAGCTATTTCAACAGAATTTGGTGATACTGAACTTCCAGCCCTTGTTCTACCAAATACTTGATAACCATCTGGCACACCTGTTTGATCAAAATCAACAAATGTCGATTCATAATTCAATGCATCAGCGCCATCAGAAATAGGCACACCAAGATTATTGATTAAATTTGCATGATGAAAATCACCCGTAGAAGATAAAGTAATATAGCCATCACCAATATTGACTGCACTGACCTTATTTTTAGTAATAACAAATGATTTTGCATCTGTTGTTTTTCCGGAAAGATTTGTTAAATTAGCTGGTATATTTGTAGATAAATCATTAGGTCTTAAATATGTTGGGATATCTGAATAAAAAGTGGATGTTCCTTTAATATTCTTTCTATCTGTTCTTATATAGTTAATATCATCTTCTAATGAATATGGTTTTCTTTCTTGCCATGAAATGCTTCCATTATTACCATCTGTAGCGCCAAGACTATTTTCAATATTAATGGAAGTGCTTGAATTAATGCTTTTTATTAAAAAAGTGCCATTATTATTTGAATTAGAAGCATTGTATATTGTGATAAAGTTACCAATAGAATCACTTGTAAAGCCAGTTAAGCCAGACACTTGTATATTAGCGCCAAGTACAATGGATGCAGATGTTCCTAATTTGCCAGAAATCGTTTCACCAAGTTTATTAAACTCATCAATAAGAGACATTGATGAGTTTTGATTTAATGATCCAGAAATATCAAGATCTTGTTTCAAGGAATTATATCTTGTTGTCATATTATACCCTTACAGTATATGTGCAGCGTAAATCACTTGATGCGCTTGGTAGAAAACTAATAATCTCAATAGAATCATATCCAGTCCCTGGACCGCCTGATTCTAATACATTATAATCTACGCCTTCAAAAATCCCTCTACCATTGTGAGTGACTGAAATATGGAATTTATTACCATCATACAATCCATTGATAAATCTTTCAGGCGTATAAAAAATTCTATTTGAACTATTTTTAGTTCCTATTAAGAAAATATCTTCTCTTTTTGCATATGTCAATGTACCAATTGCAGCAGTGATTTCCAATCCATTTGTTATACCAGCAGACATTAAAAATTGTTTTTGATTTTTATTAAATTGCAATAAGTCAACATCAGAGCAAACAACACGTATTTCCCCTGCTCTTATTTTTGTATTTAACTCACCTTTTAATAAAGATATTCTTATTTCAGATTCGCCAACACCACGGATAGCCAATAAATCTCTTGTGCATCCATATAAAATTGGATTTTGGAATATTTGCAATGTCTTTCTTATTGGCGAGATATTTAATACTATAAAACAACCGTATTGTTTTAAATAAGGACCAAAAGAATTATTTCCCATCTTCCACCAATCTATCTTTAATTGTGATTGTAACTGTTCTTTCTACATTTGGATTTGCTTTTACACCACCAAATAATTTTTCCAATAAATCCGAATAAGATGAAACGGTAACATCATGTTTGGTAATTTTTTCAGGTTCAGACTTCATTAAATCTTCATCTTTTTTTAAGATGATTGTTTTGATTTCAGATTCTGATTTTCCTTTAATATCATCCATGGTTAAACGATATCTAACATGTAATAATTGTGTGATATACTCTAAATTTCCAACTGCTGGTTGACTTGAGCTATATTCATTATCATCAATATTTACACGCAAACATTTATCTAATGTATTTTTTAAAATTCTACAATAACTATCTTGCCATTGAGGATCTTTTTGATAATCTTGGTGAATATCATCTAGTATATCTTTTAGCTTCTTAAATGTTTTTAATTTAGCAACTGTTGCTTCAGAAATGAAAGATTCACTTCTATTATAATTTTGTAAACCTCTTCTTGAAATAAATTCAGTTTCAGAATTTACATGTCTTGTATCAAATGCTAATTTTTGAAAACCATTTGTTTTATTTAATAGTGACTTTCTAAAAAACAAATATTCTTGACGTTTAGAGATACCCTCTCTAACATCAAGAATAGTTTTTACAATATCTAACTGAATGCTCATGGATATATGACTTTTTAGCCATTATATTCCAATTTCATTTTTTTAATTTTTTAAGAGTTTTCAAAGCATCGTCTGCTTTTTTAGCTATCTTCTTTGCTCTTTGGGCAATTGCCGATGTTTTATGCACATCTGCATCACCAGATCCTGGAGTTGCTTGTAATGAACCAGTGGGGAATGCTGGGGCACCTGGGGCGATTACTCCACGTTCATCTGCGCGAGGTTTTTGACCAACATATTGAGCTTTAGAAACTGCATCTTGAATTAATTTTGGTTCAGCTGGATTTCCGGTAGCTGGATAACCATGTTGTTTGCAATAATCAATGACAGCTTGATACAATTTTGGTCCCCAAAGTTTTGGGTTATGTGCAGATGGCACATAAAACCCCTGCATGAGCAACATGTAATAAACTTCTTCTTTTTCTGGGAGTGTTTCCCATGTTTTTGAGAAGGTAGTCCATGGTTGTGGAGCGTGAACAACTTTTTGTGGGGTTACAGATTGATGACCAACGCCAATAGGACCTGGTGGCATCCTTGATTGATTTTCTGTTTCCGGAAATGATGCATATTGACCATATTTTGCGAATAATTTATCTAAACTCATAAGTTCATGTTAAAATAATCATAAAAATAACCTTGTTTTTGTGTAAATAACAAAATGTTTGTTATTTCTAAATGCGATTAAATAAGGAAAATGTTCAGCATAAAAATAAGCTGTTGAATTTTTGAAATGATATCCGACCATAATATTATCAATGTAATAATATTTATTTTTACCTGAAATAACAGCAGGACCCTGAAATAACAGCAGGACCATATTCATTATCTAATAAATTTAACTTATTGTCCTTATAAATGTAAATATCTTTATCAAAAAATATCTTGTAATATCTTTTATTGAAAACAACTTTATATAATTGTTTTGTAACATCTAACATAAACAAATAACAAAAAACCACCCGAAGGTGGTTTTTTAAGTTACTTTATTCTAAGAATCAGGCGCCGATTGTAACGCTCTTGCGACCAGCGGCAACACCGCGTGGATTGACAATTGCGATACCGATTTCTTCAGAAACAACCCAACCAAGTTTTAGTTGTTTTGGTTCGTCAGCTGGGATAACAGAGATGCCTTCGCGGATTGGCATGACACCAACGAACTCTGCATCTGCGCAAGCATAAACTGTTCCTGGTGGAACGATTTTGCTGACGATGATATCTGCACCAAACAAAGATCCATACAAACCTGTTTGGAGGATTTCACGTTGGCTAACTGGGTCGATTTCTCCACCACCTGTGCCTTGACCACCACCAGAACCCCAGCGGAGGATATCGGCAAACTCATTGATGTTCATGAAGTACTTAGCAGTTACTAAGTCCCAGTGATCAATTTGAGTTTTTAGCTCGATGAGATCGCGTTTAAGTAAACCACCATCGGTGATATCTTGAACAGTGTTTTCAACACCAGCTGCAGAGTCAATAGCCGCGAAAACGTTTGCGTCTTCTTGTGCCATGATTTCTTGCTTTGCCTTTTGAACTGCACGGTCAATGATATTGAAACGGCGTCTACGAACTTCGTTCATACGAACGGTTGGGTTGGCATAAAGTTCGAATGTTGGAACAGCAATGCGATCGCCCCATGTACGGCTTTCTGGACCAGAACCGTTTGCTGAAACAACAACGGCGGTAACATCAATATCACGTTCATAAGTTGGGCTTGCACCTTGTTCGAGTTCGTCTACAGCGAGTGCACGACGAGCGACACCTTGGTAGTCTAAGTTTTTACGACAAAACTTGTTACAATTACTACCTAAATTGGCTTAGTCATTTCTGCTAAGCTCTTTACATTCCTGTAAAGATCAGACTATATCATCATTCTTTTTGAATGTTTGGCATGTAGTCGTTGAGGGTTCTAGAGGAGGCATAATTTTATACTTCATACATTCCACAATGTGTGGTCTAATTATATCTGATAGTTTTTGAGTATTTTTTTTATTCATACTTAAACCGTAATATAATTTAGATTTGTATTTGTATTCGAATATTTTAGATCTTAAATCAAAACATCTTAGTAAATAAGATTGTAGCTTTTCATGATCTTTATAATCAAAACCCATTGTTGAAAATCTTGCATTCACGCCTTCATTTAAATTACCGTCATCACAAAACCAAACGGCTAATGATAATGGTGTTAAATACATGTCTAAATTATTTGGTACAGATTTTTTACGATTCTCATCGTAAAACATATCTGCAAATTTTTTATAATCTTTATGACATATTGTTGCGGCATGATACATTACTGAATTTCCCCGTTTATCAACATTTTTATTAAAACCGTTGATAAAAGGATCCATGTAAGCGACTTTCCAATGAAAGTATTCAAATTGCGCTTCACAATGACCAAATGATAATTTATAAAGAGTATTTTTACCTTCTTTATAAAGACACCCATCTCCTAGTAAAGTTCCAACAATAAAATCTTGTTGTCTTTTACTTATAGATGATTGCCTTAAAATATCGTATTTTCTCAAAGAACTTATTACTTCAAATCCTTTTAACTTTAACAATCTTGATATTGCTGGAGCAGACATTGCATGCTCTTTAGCTATTTCTTTTACTGTTATGTTGTTAGAGAATTTATTTGTAATTTCTTTTATCTCTACTTCACTTAAATCTGATAAGTATCTTCTTTTCCAAGTTACTTTTTCTTCTTTAAGAATTGAATTTACTTTATGACATTTGATACCTGTTTTTTCAGATATTTGTCTTATTGTAAGTCCATTATTGTAAAGAGTGACGATATCTTTATTATTAGTCATTCTAGCCTTCCCTGCTGATTGTCTATATCATCTTTTATCTGTTACTTTAACTATTTTGAAGCTAGCTGCAGTGCGTAGCCTATTGAGTGTTAAAGTGTAAAAGCTTTTAGAGTTTCCAGCATATAGCCAAATTTTAATCCCACTCGAATCAGTTAATGGGATTTGCCATTGCTTGAGCAAGGGCGACTTTACCGTCTTGTGTCATCATTGCACGGGTAACAAGATCATCGCGCATTTCAGAAGAAACACTTGGTGCTCCCGAGAAACCTTGGCTTGAAGATGCACCGTCTTGAAAGACAGAAGCTAGTTTTGTAATAAGTTGCATAACTTCACTGTGTGAAGAGGCATTAAGTTCGCCTTTTGAGTTAAAATAAGACATGATACTCCGTTTGTTGTGATTAAATTGCCAGCAAAATTGCCAACGAAAAGGTGAAGCTCTCCTTTTTTCAAGAAGTCAATCCCCGCTTCGAGGGATGTTTTATCAGAGACCGTAGAAGAAGAACATAGCGTATGAATAGCTTTGTGAAGAAGCTCCGGCGCCAACTGGTG